TACTTTTACAGTATTAGCATCGCAAACACAGTTTGCATAATAGGAGGATTATAGAAAGATGCCAATTTTAGGTTCAAGAGGCGGCGGAAGCGGAAGAGGTTTTGGTTTTTCAGGAGTAAGTCCAAAATTTATTGCTGCAACTGGTGGAACTGTTGTAACTGATGGCGACTTTAAAATTTATTTCTTTACATCCGATTCAACTTTCACTGTAACTTGTGCGGGTAATCCTGCAGGTTCTTCTGAACTTCAATATTTAGTTATCGGTGGCGGTGGCGGAGCAGCAGGTCCAGGAATAGGATCAGGAGGAGGAGGCGGAGGCGGTCTTCGAATGTATTTAGGTGCATGTAATACTAGTCCGGTTCAACCAGAAGATTTAAGTGCACCATCAGGAATTACTGCTGCAGCTCAATCATATCCTATTCAAGTAGGTGGCGGTGGATCATCTCAAAATAATGGTGAGGATTCAATATTTAGTACAATAACAACTGCTGGAGGTGGTGGTTCAAATCCATCATCAACAAGTGGAAGTTATGGTGTAGGAAAAAATGGCGGAACTGGTGGCGGAGGTTCGGGAGGAAATTATCCTTCACCTCAAGGTCCAGCTGCTGCTGGAGGAACTGGTAATACTCCTCCTGTAAATCCACCTCAAGGTAAAAATGGTGGAAACGGTTATATTGGTTTTCCTGGTTGTCACGGCGGACAAGGTGGAACTGGCGGAGGCGGTGGTTCTGCAAGAGCAAATGGAGCAGGTGTGCCTGCACCTTTATTTCCTGTTAATCCTGGTGATTATCAAAGGAGCGGTAGAAATGGAGCGCATGGTTATGGAATTATTAATACTTGGTTAGGTCCAACAGCACCATCTTATGGTAATTCTTATGCACCATTTCCAGGTATGAGATTATTTACTGGTGGTGGCGGTGGTGGTGTTATGCCATCTACACCTCAATATCCAAAAGGCGGTGGTACTGGTGGATATGGTGGAGGAGGAGACTCAACAGGAGCACCTTTCTGGCCATCTACACCACAAGGACATAATAACGGAAGTGCTAATATGGGCGGCGGTGGCGGCGGAAATGGACACAGTGGAGGGTCTGGTTTAGTAGTAATCAGATATAAGTTTCAATAATGGCACATTTTGCAAAATTAGATACGGACAATACAGTTTTAGGAGTTCATGTTGTAAACAATCAAGATACTATGTTAAATGGTGTTGAAGATGAGGCAACAGGAATTGCTTTCTTACAATCTATTCATGGTTGGGATAATTGGAAACAAACTTCTTATAATGCAACAATTAGAAATAAATTTGCAGGTATAGGTGATACGTATGATGCAGCTAGAGATGCATTTATAGCTCCTAAACCTTTTGATTCTTGGATATTAAATGAAACTACTTTAGAGTGGGAAGCACCTGTTACAAAAACAACTTATTATAATTTAGAAATGAATAGTGATGGAACAGGACCAGGTCAGTATACAGATCATGATGATGATGGAAATCCTGTAGAAGCTGCACAAATTTGGAATGACACTAATCAAACATGGGATTTAGTTGCTCCAGATTATGCAACTACTACTGTAACCGTAAATCCTAATCCAGAAAATAAATATATACCTCCTCAGCCTTCTGTTTCTGAATAATTGACTTTTTAAAATAAAAAGTTATAAAGAAGACAGAAATGATTAAAAGAACACTAGCTGAAACAATACTTTGTGTAGATACATTACCTACTTTATCTAAAGTAGATAATAAAATAATTGAAGAAGAAATTATAAAAGATTACACAATAAATCCACCTAAAGAAATTTATGATGATGTGCCTTTGAGAGATCATAAACATATTACTTGGGTTATGGATTATGCAAGATCCAAATTTAAAATTGTATATAAAAAAACTTTAGTTCCTTTAAATGGAACAGGTAAAATTCATAAATTAAATGAAAGTAGTTATAAAAAAAATTACTGTAATCCATTTAATTTAGCTATATCACCAGATTTCATAGTTATTTATTGTGCTAATTCTACATCAGGAGATGTTGTAATTGAATATGAAAATTATCGAAAAGGATTATTGAATTGGATGGTACCTATGGAAAAAAATAAGATAATTATTTTTAATGGTAATTTAAATTTTTTCATGACTAAAAATGAAGAAAAAGAAGATAGAATAAGTTTTATAATACCTTGTCAAGCTTATTAGTATGAATGGTAAATATTATTATTGGTATTTTACAAAAGCATTAAATAATACTGTTTGTGATAGTATTATTAAATTAGGTCTAAGTAGTAAATTAGAAGAAGGATCCATAGGAGGAGAAAAATTTGTAAAAGATAAAAAATCTTTTAGAAAGAAAATTAGAAATTCAAATATAACTTGGTTAAATGATTTATGGTTATATAGATATATTCATCCTTATTTAAACATAGCAAATAAAAATGCCGGTTGGAATTTTCAATGGAATTATTCAGAACATTTTCAATTTACTAAATATAAGAAAAATCAATTTTATGATTGGCATAGAGATTCATGGGATGGTGTATATGAAAAAAAAGATGATATAAATTTTAATGGTAAGATAAGAAAATTATCTGCTATATGTTCTTTAGTAGAGCCTGAAGATTTTAAAGGTGGAGAATTATTATTTCAACCTAGAGATCAAACAGATCCAACTATTGTACAAGAGTGTAAGGAGATATTGCCAAGAGGATCTATAATTGTATTTCCATCTTTTGTATATCATAAAGTAAACCCAGTAACAAAAGGAACAAGGTACAGTTTAGTATCTTGGCATTTAGGAGAACCATTTAAATGATAGAATTAAAAAAAGAATATTATTTTGCATCACCAATATGGTATATTGATGCTCCACAATTTTTAAAAAAATTAGATAAAGCATCTGATTCTTATATAAAAGAAGCACAGCAATTACTTAAACCTACTATAACTGAAAGAAACAAAAAATATAAAGTTAATAAAGGAGATTTCGGTTTAGTTGCACATTCAAAATCTTTAATACCTGATGCTAATTTTAAGGAATTTATGGATTACTCTGGAAACATAGCTGTTAAATTATTAGATGAAATGGGTTATGATTTAACAAATTATAGAACTGCATTTACAGAATTATGGGTGCAAGAGTTTGCTAAAAAAGGTGGTGGTCATCATGCAATGCATACTCATTGGAATGGACATATATCTGGTTTTTATTTTTTAAAAGCTAGTGAAAGAACTTCTGGACCAATGTTTCAAGATCCTAGATATGGAGCATTAATGAATGGATTACCTAGAAAAGATTCTACAAATGCTACACAGGATTCTGTCTATGAAATTTATTTTCAAGCTGAGCCAGGTAAGTTGATGTTTTTTCCGTCTTATGTACCTCACATGTTTTTAGTAGATGCAGGTATAGATCCATTTAGATTTATTCATTTTAATATAAGAGCAGTGCCTAATTTTTAATATGATATACCCAAATTTAATGGTTGATAACTTTTTTACTAATCCAGAAAAAATATTAGAGTTTAGTAAAAATTGCACATTTCATCCAAATGATGATGGTCGTTGGCCTGGATATAGAACAGATCAATTACATGAAATAGATATGGATTTTTTTAATTTTGTTACTAAAAAAATTATTATTTCATTATATCCAAAACAACACGAAAGTTTGCGTTGGATAGCTTCATCTACTTTTCAAAAAATACCTGGAGATATTTATAAAAATATAGGTTGGGTCCACAGTGATAAGCCATCAGAATTTACAAGCATTATATATTTAAGTCATCATAAAAAATGTGGAACATCCTTATATTTACATAAGGGATTTGACAGAGCAGCAGTTCATGAAGATAAAAAAAGAAAAGGCTATTTAAATCAAGATCCAAAGTTAATAAATCAAAAAAAACATGTGAAAGAAAATAATGATAAATATGAAAAAATATTTTCTTTTCAATCTAGATTTAATCGTATGATTTTATTTGATGCAAATCACCCACATGGAGCTGATCAATTTTATGAAGAAGACTGTAATGAAGATAGATTAACATTAATAACTTTTTTTGAAAGTGTATGGGCTCAATCAGGTGAATCAGTTAAAAACGTAATACCAGAATTAAGAAGACATGAGCTTTAAGACAAAAAAATATTTAGTAATAAAAAATGCTATACCAAAAGATGTAGCTAATTTTGTATATAATTATTTTTTGATTAAAAAAACTGTAGCTAAGACTCTTCAAGATAAAAAATATTTACCTCCTTTTGATACAACCTTTGGTATATTCAATGATCAACAGGTACCCAATTCATATGCACATTATGCGGATATAGCAATGGAAACTTTATTATTAATGGTAAAACCATTAATGGAAGAAAAAACTAAAACTAAATTAGTAGAAACATATTCTTACGCAAGAATATATATTAAAGGAAATGAATTAAAAAGACATAAGGATAGACCTTCGTGTGCTATTTCTTGCACTATGAATTTAGGTGGAGATCCATGGCCAATATATATTGAACCTTCAGGTAAAGAAAATCAAAAAGGGAAAAAAGTAAATTTGGCTCCAGGTGATTTATTAATATATAGAGGTTGTGAATTAGAACATTGGAGAGAACCTTTTGAAGGCGACCACTGTGTACAAGTTTTTTTACATTATAATGATTCTAAAAACCAAGAAAATATTTTTGATGGAAGACCTCATGTTGGATTACCTAAAGGTATATAATGATAGAATTAAAAGAAGGAACTGAAAGTATTTATATATTTAATAATTTTTTTAATCATAATTTATGTGACCATTATGCTAAACAAATAAATGATTTAGGTGAAGGTAGTTATGATTGGGATGTTAGAGCAAAAGATATTACAGGGAATAAAAAACTAATAAATAAAGTTAAAAAATTTTTTAAAAAACAATTGAATGTGGATTTAATTATTGACCAAGTGCAGTTACAAAATTGGAATGTAGGAACTCATTCGGGATTACATAGACATCAAGATCCTGAAAAAGATGGTAGAAGACTTACAACTATTAATAGTATTATTTATTTAAATGATGATTTTGAAGGCGGTGAATTTATTACACCTAGTAATTCATATAAACCTAAAAAAGGAGATTTGACATTTTTCAATGGATACTCATTATGGCATGGTTTAAATCAAGTAAAAAAGAAAGATAGAAAATCAATTATATTTTGGTGGCAATGAAAAACGTAATAATAGTAGGCGGTGGTTCGGCAGGGTGGATGACAGCTGCAACTTTAATAAAGGCTTTTCCAAACAAAAAGATAACTGTAATTGAATCTCCTGATATATCTACTGTAGGTGTTGGTGAAAGCACCATAGGAGGTATTAGAAACTGGACAAATTTTGTCGGTATACATGATCAAAATTTTTTATCTTCTACTGATGGTATATATAAATTAAGTATCCGGTTTCAGGATTTTTATAAAAAAGGAACACATTTTCATTATCCGTTTGGTCAACCAATTACTAGAGAAAATGATTGGTGGTACAAAAAATTTATGAATCCTAAATTATCTAACAGTGATTACGCTGATTGTATGTTTCCACAAATGGCTTTTATAAATAAAAATAAATTATCTTATAATAATTTTAAGGTTCAACCTTTTAACTTTAATACAGATACAGCATATCATTTTGATGCAACTAAATTTGCAATATGGTTAAGAGACAATTTATGTATTCCTCAAGGAGTCAAACATATAAAAGAAAATATAAAGTCCATAGAACAAAATGAAGATGGAATCAAATCACTTAATAAAAAACATAAAGCAGATTTATTTGTTGATTGTACAGGATTTAAATCTTTATTATTAGGTGAAACATTAAAAGAACCTTTTGAATCTTACTCTGATTTATTACCTAATGATTCTGCCTGGGCAACTAAAATACCTTATAAAAATAAAAAGAAAGAATTGGTTCCATATACTAACTGTACAGCTATAGAAAATGGTTGGGTTTGGAATATACCTTTATGGTCAAGAATAGGTACCGGATATGTTTATTCTAGTAAATTTGTGGATGATGAAACTGCTTTAAAACAATTACAAAAACATTTAGGGACTAAAGATTTAGATTTTAAAAATGTAAAAATGAGAGTGGGTATACATAAAAGACTTTGGGTAAAAAATGTAGCTGCGATTGGTTTATCTGCGGGATTTATTGAACCTCTAGAAAGTAATGGATTATATTCAGTGCATGAATTTTTATTTGCATTAATAAGAAACTTAGAAAGAGAACATGTATCTCAATGGGATAAAGACAATTTTACATTCGAATGTAAATCAAGTTTTAGAAATTTTGCAGAGTTTGTAGCTTTGCATTATTCATTAACTCAAAGAACAGATACCGAGTATTGGAAGAATAATTTTAATAAAACATGGGAAGAAAAATTATATACGTTAGATCCTAGTAATACAAAAGGTTTATTTAGATATGTTAGTAAAAAAACATTTGAATATTTTTACGACCAAACAGGTGGCTCACATGCTATATCTGCTGGTATGAACTGGCCTCCTACAACTTTAAATTCAATTAAGTGGATAACAGGATTAAATAAAGAAGCTTTACATGATAATTTTTGGAAAGATAGAATAGAAGCACTTGATAATAGAAAAAAAGTATGGGAAAAAGCAGTATCAAAAGACTTAAGTTTTTATGATTTTATGCTAAAAAACATATATCAAAAATAAATTATTGATATATAATGAGGTGCTATGCTTCAGAAAATACAATTTAAGCCAGGATTTAACAAACAAGCCACAGAGACCGGAGCAGAAGGTCAATGGGTAGATGGGGATAATGTACGTTTTAGATATGGTCAACCTGAGAAAATAGGAGGTTGGCAACAATTAGTTGATGGACAAATAGCAGGCCCTGTCAGAGATCAACATACTTGGACAGATTTAACTGGTAAAAAATATGGAGCTTTGGGTACTTCTAAAGTTTTAGTCATTTATTATGAAGGTGGATTCTATGATATTACACCTATCGAAGCGGATGTAACCGGTTGCACATTTGATTCAACAACAGGTTCAGCAACAGTAACTGTTAATAAAACTTCTCATGGTTTATTAGTTGGAGACTATTTTAAATTTAAATCTGTGTCTTTACCTGGTGGTGGAGAAACAGGATACAGTGCATCTGATTTTGAAACAAATGTATTTGAAGTAATATCCGTTCCAACATCTTCTACATTTACAATTACAATGGCATCAAACGAAACCGGCACAGGAATGTCAGCGCAAGGTTCTGCAACATTTAATAAATACATAACTATTGGTCCAACATTTCAAACACCCGCTTATGGTTGGGGAACTGATGCTTGGGCATCAGGTGGATGGGGAGAAGAGTCTACAATAACAAACGTAACACTCGACCCTGGCTCCTGGTCACTCGATAACTACGGTCAGTTGCTAGTTGCAACCGTTAGAAATGGAGCAACATATACATGGAATCCAAGTAGTGGTTTAGATACTAGAGCAAGTATTGTTTCTGGTGCACCTACAGCATCTTTAATGAGTTTAGTATCAGACAGAGATAGACATCTATTTTTGATGGGAACTGAAACAACGATTGGTAATCCATCTACACAAAATAAAATGTTTATACGATTTTCTAATCAAGAAGAAATAGGAACTTATGCTCCTACTGCAAATAATACTGCAGGTACATTTTTATTGGACCAAGGTAATGAAATTATAACTGCAGTTCAAGGTAAGGATTATGTTTTAGTACTTACTGATCAAGCTGCGTATGCAATACAATTCGTTGGTCCACCTTTTACATTTAGTATAAGACAGGTTGGTTCTAACTGTGGATGTTTAGGTCAGCATGCAGCAGTATATGCACAGGGTGCTGTATTCTGGATGGGATTTGGTGGTGGATTTTTTATGTATGATGGTACGGTAAAACAACTACCATCATTAGTTGAAGACTTTGTATTTACAACATCTGGTGATAATTTAGGAATTAATTACGATGCCAATCAAATTGCATATGGTTATCATAACTCACTCTATAACGAAGTGGGCTGGTACTACGCAGCGAGCGGCTCGGAGCAAATCAATAGAAATGTAGTTTACAATTTTATTGAACAAACTTGGACAACAGGGTCTTTATCAAGAACATCATACAATGATGCTCATACTTATGGATTACCTTATGCTACAGAGTTTTATAGAAATAATACACCAACGTTTCCTGTAATTAATGGAGCTACAAATACATATGGTGCTAGTAAATACTGGGCACATGAAACTGGTGTTAATGAAGTAGATGCAAATGGTGTTGAAACTGCAATTACTTCTTACATACAATCTGGTGATTATGATTTAGATAGACAACAAGGTCTAGGTGGAGCTGGTGAAGATATTATGAGAGTATCGAGATTTATACCTGACTTTAAAAACTTATCTGGTAATGCAAAAGTTACTATGTTTTTTAGAAACTATCCAGGTCAAACAGAACAATCGGATTCTAACGGACCATTGATTACCGGTCCATTTACATGTAATAGTACTACAACTTTTGTAAGTACAAGAGTTAGAGGAAGACAAGTGAGTTTAAAAATAGAAAATGATGCAGTAAACGAGTCTTGGAGATATGGAACTTTAAGATTGGATATTGCTGCTGGAGGTAGAAGATAATGGCAAAAGTTACACCAGTATTTCCAACTGTAATTAGAGATGAACAGACAGGTGTTGATAATTCTCAACAGTTAACAGAAGCTTTAGAAACATTAAAGAACCAATTAAACTTTGGTTATCAAGAAGATTTAAAACAAGAAGTTGAAAGATTTAGTTGGTTTAATGTAAGGTTTGGTTGCTAATGTCTCAAGGATGTAACAACGTTAATGTTGAACCAACAGTTATTGGTGGTGGAGATGGATCAAATGCTTATGATGCATTTGGAAGACTAAGAGTTTCTAATCCATTTACTATTTTTGATAGTACAAATGTAATGTCAAAAAATAATCTTTTTGATG